GATCAACTACTTACAAATCAATCTACAATAGTCGTTGATTATCAAAGGCTGGTATCTGAACAAAATATGCCTTCTTACTTTACCCAGCTATTAGTTTATCAAATGGCATGGCATTTAGCAGAACCAGTTACTGATCAATTAACTAAAGCCGACTATTGGCAAAAGATAGCTCTTGGTCAAGCAACAGAAAATATGCGTGGTGGTTATTTTAGGCAAGCTATTAACATAGATGGAGCCGGTCAGTCCAAAACAGTTATTGCTGATTATTTATTAACTGAGGTTCGTTAATGAGCAGAATTACCCAATATCAATCTAACTTTACTGTCGGGGAAATAGATCCCCTTTTAGTGGGAAGGGTTGATATCCAGCAATATGCTTCAGCTTTAAGTAAAGCTCAGAATGTAGTTATACTTCCTCAAGGTGGTTTTGAGAGAAGACCTGGTCTAAGATTTATGGCAGATATAACTTCTCATTTAGGTTCATTTAGTACTTTAAACGGCATAAGGTTGGTGCCATTTGAATTTAGTACGACACAAGCTTTTATGCTTGTCTTTGTTAAAAAAGACACAACAAACACCAGGGTTTTCTTTTTCGCCAATGGTGTGCAATTATTAAATATTAATGGATCAGGTGTTAATTACTTAGTGTGTGCATTAGGTAATATAGATTTAAATCGGATGTATTTCACTCAGAATGCCGATACATTAATTTTAGTCCATGAAGATATGTCACCTAAATCCATTGTTAGAGGTAACAATAATACGACTTGGACATTTTCTACATTATCTCTAACTAGTCCTAAAGTTGCTTTTACATTAGCGACTAGTAACCCATCCGGTACAATAACACCCGATGCCATAGATGGAACTGTGACAGTTACGGCTTCAGCTTCTGTCTTTACTACTAATCATGTTGATCAATATATAAATGTATTAAGTGGATTTGGTAGGGCTAGAATTATAGAAAGAGAATCAGCGACTGTTGTTAAGGTTATAACTGAGTTGCCCTTCTTTAAAAAAGACCAGGCTATAGCTAATGGTGCATGGCAATTAGAAACGGGGTATGAAGATGCATGGTCAAATTCTAGATCGTATCCGAGAACATGTACTTTTCATGAGGGAAGACTTTATTTCGGGGGGAGCAAGGCAATGCCTAACACTCTCTTTGGCTCTAAGGTGGTTGATTTTTTTAATTTCAAAAGTGCTGAAGCTTTAGACGATGATGCCATACTAGTTACGATGAACACAGATTCAGTCAATGCTATTAATGCAATGAGGTCCGGTAGAGATTTACAAATATTTACTAATGATGCCGAGTTCTTTGTTCCTCAAGCGGATCTAGATCCTATCACTCCTTCTAATATAGTTATTAAAAATGCTACTCGAAGAGGTTCAAAAGAAGGAATAAGACCAGTAATGGCTGAAGGTGGAACTTTGTTTATTCAAAGAGAAGGTAAAGCTATTAGAGAGTATTTATTTAGTGATGTTGATTTAAACTATCAGTCCAATAATATGAGCCTTCTAGCTAGTCATTTATTAAAAACACCTAGAGCTATGGCTTTACGAGTTGCAACGTCTACTGATGATGGAGATCTTCTTTTAATACCTAACGATGATGATGGCTCAATGGCTGTCTTTTCTATTCTTAGATCTCAAAATGTAGTTGCCCCGGCTGAATTTATAACAGATGGATCTTTCCTGGATGTGTCTGTTGATGGTCCTGATATTTATACTATAGTTAAAAGAACTATTGGTAGTGCTACAAAATACTATGTTGAGATGTTTGACGATCAAAGGACAACAGATAGTAACATTCAATATTTTGCAAACGCAACTTTACCTGATCGAGCTAAACCTTCTAATACAACTTGCTCTAACTTAGCTCATTTAGAAGGTAAAACTGTAGACGTTATAAGAGATGATTTTGTTCTAATTGATAAGACTGTTTCATCCGGTGCTATTACTTTAGATGCTGTGCCTTCAGCATACGTTGAGGTTGGTTTGTCTTATACTGTAGAAGTAAAAACATTACCGGCAGAGCCAAAGTTAAGTTCAGGTGTTGTGGTTAGTCGAAAACGTAGAATTTTAGAAGCAACCACTTTAGTAGATAGAACCCAAAACCTGGCAGTTAATGGTTTTGAACTCCCCTTCAATTACTTGCCTTATACTTTGGGTTCTACTCCAGTATCTTTCACCGGGAGAAAAAGATTAGCTCCCTTACTTGGTTATAGTGATACAGCACAATTAACATTCACTATGACACAACCTCTCTTCGCTACTGTTTTAGCTGTAGAGTACAAACTTAGTACGGGGCAATAATATGACTATGGCAGTTGCTGGGTTAGTTTTAGCTGGTGTAAGTGCTTACGCACAAATTAAGCAAGGTGAAGAAACTAAAAAGGGTATGTATAATAAAGCTAAACATACAACATTAGCTGGAAGAGTTGAAGCCACTAAAGCTAAAGAACAAGGAGTTCAGGTTTTAAAAGCTACATATAAAGCTTTATCGACTGTCAATGCAGTTGCTTCGGCTGGTGGCTTAGAGCCTACTCTTGGAACACCTCAAGATATAGGAACTTTTGGAATACTTAATCCTGGATTAAATGATTTTATTACCTCTAAAGATAATGAGTTTTTAGCTATTAGTTCGGCTAATGCTCAAGCTCAAGATGAAAGGTTTGCTGGGAGGCAAGCTAAGAAGCAAGGTTATATTGGAGCATTAACAACAATGGGTAGTGCTATGGTTAGTTATAATTCTATAGGATCTGCTCCATCCGGTGGAACTGGTGGTCCTTATGTTTCAAATTCAAGTGCTAGTTCTCCCGGTGGACAAACAGCAAGATACGGGAATGTTAGATAATGGCACCTCGTTCTAGATATTTAGGTATACAACGTCAAGTCGGTACAAGTGGCTATCGAGGTCCTTCCGGTATTGGTATGCGTGAAGCTCAAAGAACGTCACAGATGCTTACTAGTGCCTTAAATGATATGTCTAGTTATTTCTTTAAAAAGGCTGGTGAGAAAGCACAAATAGAAGGTGCGGAGTATGGTGCTGAAAACCCTATAACAGTCGGTCAAATCAAGGAAAGTGCATTACTTGGTACTGATGTAACTGAGAGGTTTGATGATGATACAATTTTTGGTAAATCAGCTAAGAAAATAGCTCTTGAAAGTTTAGGATCTGATCTTGCTTTATCTGCTAAAAAGCACATGGGAGAGATCGTTACACAAGCTTCTTTAAGAGATACTGATCTAACTGACGTAAGTGCAGATTTAAGAGCTATAAGTAATGAGTATGTAACATTGGCTGAAGAAGCCTCCCCTATACTTGCCAAGAAATTATATGCGGAATTAGGTGTTACTTCTTCGGCTCATTATAATGCTTATTCTAAAGTCTATGCAAAAAGACAAATAGATCTTATTCAGACTAGAGGTGCTTTATCTCTTAACCTTGATCTTAATAATATGACTATAGAATTAGATGCTTTATTAAATTATGAAGGTAATGAGGATGCATTAACATCTAAAATATATGGGGCTGGATTATATCAAAATGGAAAAAGATTAAATAGTAAGGCAGTTAACTTAGTTGAATTACAAAAACAACCTGGCTTTTCAATTACTAAAAAACGTGACTACATTCATAAAGCAACTAAATCTAAATACACCAAGACTATGATTGAATCCTCTATGAAAGATTGGGATGCTAAATGGTTGGAATCGAGAACCAATGTTATTGTTAGCACAGCATTAGAAACACAAACGTCAGCTTCAATAGCTACAAAAATACAAACCAATCAGAAAACCGGCAATACTAAAATAGATAGTATTTTAAATGGTATGAGTGATGAAGAACGATTGAATGTCGCTAAAGCTATAAGAACCGAAAAAACCTCTCAGATGAATTTTGAAGAGTCATTACAAGTAAAATCCGATAAAAAATCAGAAGTCACAATTGCTAGTCTAGAAGTCAGCATAACTAAAAAATTAGCTCATGGTGATACTTTGGGTGTAATAGAATCTGAAATAAAAAAACTAGAAGCATTAGCTCCTGACAAAGCCAAAGACTATTCTATTAAATTGATTGAATCCGGTGGGTTAAGGACTATTAGTAATTCAAAGGTTAAAGCAGATTTATTAGCAAAAATTAATACTGACACTCTAAGTTTTGGTGAGTTGTCTGATTATAGTAGCGATTTATCATCTGATGATTTTGCTGATTTTGCTTCAAAGGTTGAATCGAATGAAGAAGACGAATTTAAAGGTGCAATGATTATTATAGCTGGTCTTTTAGATTTTGACCCTGAAGCTCTAATTTTAGGTGAGCAAAATGAAAATTTTAAAAACAAGCAAATTTATATGAGAATAAAAGGAAAAGTTCGAGAAGCATTAGATAAAGCTCAAGCAAGCAATAAAGACTTTGATTCAAAAGCTATTGCTAGAGCAACTCTAGAACTTGAAGGTGAAGCCGTACAAATTAAGATATTTGATAATCAAATGGCATCAGCTAAAAGCTCTGTCGATAACTTCGCTAGAATTTATCCTAATAAAGGAATTGAAAAAGTTTATACAAGGGCTGAATTTAATAGGGTTAAAACTTTCTTAATTGCTATTCAAAGTAACAAAAAATTAAGAGCCGGTGATTATAGAAATGAATCTATGATTGGTGCTGGAATACAATCACTTAACACTATTATTGCAAACACTAGGTTACCATAATGGCAGAGAATGAAATAGACGTATATAATCAGATCCTATTATCTAATAATATTAGATCTAGTGGTGAAGAGTTTGAACAAACTTGGGATGGGAAGCAATCTAATATAAACTTTCCTACAACAGTATTTGAAGACATCGTTAATGTTGCTGGTGACGTTACTGAAACTGTAGGAGATTTCGCAACTGGTGTTGTTAAAGGTTTGCCAATGGGTGGATCTAAAGCCGGCACAGAAATAATGGATACGTTTACTGGTCAATGGTATTCACAAACGGCTATCCCTTGGATGAATGATAATA